ATTGAGCAGAAAAACAAAGAGCTACAGATTAAAGCGTTTGAGGCTGAGACAAGCCGCTATGAGGCTGACATTGAACGTGCCAAAGCAATGGCTGAGATTGAAGGCAAGACAGCACAGGCGGCTAAGATGCTGGCAGAGGCTGAAGCAATCGACATTGACAACGATGCCAAGCAGTCCGGTATGGCTAAAGTCATGGAAATGATTGGCAATGTCTAAAGCTAAGATTGCGGCAGACCTTGCCAAAAAAGCGGTTGAAAAGCTAGGCGGCACGACAGCCGAGAGGATGGCGCGGGCGGCAGAGCAGGGGTATGACACTGCTACGAAGTTTTATCACGGTACAAACGCAGATATTACAGAGTTTGACCCATTAAAAATGGGTCGCACGGATGATGGATGGTTTGGGAAAGGTTTTTATTTTTCGCCAGACCCTGCCATAGCAAACCAGTACGCAAATGCGGGCGCGGCCAACGTGGTGCCTGCATACCTTCGTGTTAAAAACCCCTACGACTGGCGCAAAAATGAAGGACGCGGCATGTCATTGGGAACGATGGAGGAGCGATACGCAAAAACCCGCGAGATACTAGACGGTGGTTACGACGCTGTTGATGTGTATAACGACATTATTAAGCTGCCAGAAGGGTCGGAGGGCATTACAGATGACCAATGGCAGGCATATCTAAAAACATCGCTAGACAAAGGCGACCCAACACTGCCGCGTCAAATGGTAGATAAATCCCTGCGAGTAGGTATCCCGCGCGAAGATTTTGTGCGGTATTACGGCGCAGAATTAGCAAACCAAATGCCAGTCGAGCGCACCCTGGTGGAGCGGGTAATTTTCGACCCCAACAATATCCGCTCCATAAACGCCGACTTCAACCCCGCCAACGCCTCTAGCTCTGACCTACTATCAGGCATCCAATCAGCCGCCCCTATTGGCGCAGGAGCCTTGCTAGCAGGCGCAGCCCTAGCGCCAGAGGATGCGGAGGCATCAATACAGCGAGAGCAATACAACCGCGATGCAGCGGAGGCATATCAAGCCGCGCAGGCATTCGCGCAGCGCAGGGCGGGAAAGTCTGAATACTGGAAGCAAAAGCGAGAGCAGTTGCTTGGCTTGGTGGGCAAGGTAGGTGATGCCGCTATCAGGACAATGGATATGCCCCTACAAGGCTATATGGGGCTGTCTGCCGTAGCCGGTGGCCTAGCCTCTGGGCAAGGTATCAACGCAGCCCTACAGCAAGGCGGGCGCATTGCAGCGCAGCCTACGGATGTAACGGCTTATCAGTACGGCCAAACGGTAACAGACCAACTAAGTCCCTATATACCCCCAGAAGCGGCAGCGGCAGCGGGCGCACTGGTCAATGCGGGGTCATTGTTGGGAAGCCCATTATAGGGCAAAGCGAGGGCCGCGCGTCTCGGTCAGAGGAAGTGAAGCATGGGTGAAGCAGCAGAGGAATTGGGTGCAGTATTTGATGACGGTGTTGATGCGCCGGAGGTAACAGCACCAGAGGTACAGCCGGAAGCCGCGCCAGCGGAACCAGCAGCCGAGAAAGAGCCGGAAAAGCCCGCACTAACCGAGGAAGAACAAGCGGTAGTCCGTCAAAAGGCTTTTGAGGCGAGGGAAGCCAAGCGCCAAGCCGAGGAAGCGCGAAAGCGTACCGAGGAACTAGAAGCCGAGCTAGCCAAGTTCAAAGCCCCGCTGCGTCAAAACGTGCCAGAGTTCCCCGACAGGTACGACGAGGACTTCCAGGCCAAAGCAGCGCACCGTGACGCGATTCTAGCCCATAACGCTAGGGTAGATGCCTATGAGGATATGCAGCGCCAGAGCGCCGCAGAGCAAGCCCAGCGGAAAATATGGGAGGCAGAGCAGGCGCAAAAGGCTAAGGTTGAAACCTACACCAAAACAGCCGAGACATTGGGCGTATCTGCTTTGGAGTTGCGTGAGGCGGGTCTAGCTATCGGCCAATACTTCCCCCAGAACAGCGAGGGGCAAGCGATTGCGGAGTACATTGTAGACGACCCCAGAGGGCCGGAGATTACCGTATACCTCCACAAAAACCCAATGGAACTGGCCAAAGTCCTCGATATGCCGCCCCTCAAGGCAGCGGCTTACATCGAAAGCACAATCAAGCCAGCAGCCAAGCGAGCGCCGCCAACCCTTGCGCCGGAACCCGTTGAAAGGCTGAAAGGCTCCGGTGTGCCTGAGAAAGATGACGATGTGCCGGGGGCCAAGTATGAGTGATACGCGCATATCGGCGCAGGAAATCATGCAAGCTGTTGGCTTTATGAAGGCACACAGCGATAAGGCAGAAATCGTGTTCACCTATGGCGAGCCGATACCCAAAGGCACAATGGTTGTCATGGTTGAAAGCGGCAAAGTCCCGATTATCTGGGGCCACATCCCTACTATCTGACCCGCTCCGGCGGGTTTTTTCTGATATGCACTTGACAGCATATAAAACTATTTGCATATAATGACGCTACAAAGCCCGAATTGGCTTTGATGTAGTACCGGCCTGTATGCCCTCGGCCAGCATTGCTGTTTAGCCCCGCACAGCACGGGAACAACAGAAACCCAATGCAACCTTTACCGAGGGCCTTATCATGGCTAATAATTTTGACAGTAACATTACCCGACTGCTTGCGCGGAAGTTCCTGAAACCGTTTCAAGCTTCCCGCGTTCTTACCCGCACAGTTGATACCCAACTGTTTCAGGGCGCATACAACCCTTCATCCGGCACCGTTATCGACGTTAAGCGCCCGACTGATTACAAGTCAGTCCGTACCGCTGCGGGCGACATGACCGGCAACATCGGCGACATCATCACTGGTAAAGCCTCTGCGACCACTCAGAACTTTTTCACGGTTGCTCTGGACTACACCAACGTAGATGAAGCCATCAAGATGGATCAGTTGGACGAACTGCTTGCGCCCGCTGCTCGCCGTTTGGTCACTGACCTTGAAACTGACTTCGCCGCGTACATGGCGAAAAACTGTAACCTTTCCTACGGCACTCCCGGCACCGCAGTTGATGCGTGGTCAGACGTTGCTGGCGCTGGCGCTCTCATGTCAAGCATGGGCGTACCTAGCGACATGGATTGGATGTATGTTATGTCTCCGGGTCAAGAAGTCGCACTCGCAAGCGCACAGTCTGCGCTGGCAAGCGGCTCCGACAATCTGGTAGATGACGCTTGGGGTCAAGCGACTATCCGCAAAAACTTCGCGGGTATGCGTGTGATGCGCTCCAACGCGCTGAACAGCCGCACCAATACCACGGACGCAGATATGGGCGGCACATTGTCTGCTCCGCCTGACCCTACCTATGTCACTGCTAAAGACAGCATGACTCAGGTGTGGGCGGTCCAAGCGTTTGCGGCTGGCACGGTTATCAAGGCTGGCTCAGTGATTCAGGTCACTGGCCGCTACCGTGTCTCAGGTGCTACCCGTCTGCCGATCTTCGACAGCACTGGTGCGCAAATCCTGTTCCGTGGCGTTGTGACTGCTGATGTTACCCTTAACGGTTCAGGTGCGGGCAATATCACTGTTGCTGGTCCTGCGATCTATGAGGCTTCTGGAGCCTACAACACTGTTAGTTCCGCACTGACGACTAACGATGTTGTGACGATTCTGGGAACTTCTGGCGCAGTAGTGCAGCCCGCGCTGTTCTATCACCCGCAAGCGTTCACGCTGGCCACGATCAAACTGCCCAAGCTGAATGGCTGGGATACGGTTGTAACCACTGAGGACGGTCTGTCGATCCGGGTAACCAAATACTCCAACGGCTTGACCAACACTCAGAGCGTGCGCTTCGACTTGTTCCCAGCATATGGAACTTTGAATCCATTCTTTGCCGGACAAGGGTTCGGGGTGTAATAACCCTGCTGTGTAACAGGGGCGGTGACTGGCAACAGCGCCGCCCCTTTTTTAATGGGCGCAGTATGAACACGATCACTTATGTCAGGTTATCTGGCACACCAATCACAGTAAACGATACGGCAGAAAATCGCGCGTATGCGGCAGAGCATGGCTGGACTGAGGTCAAGCCTGAAACCACAAAGGCTGACAAGCCTGCCAGAAAGAGCAAATAGCAATGGCTGAGTATTTAGACAACGCGGCGGGCATTACTACATCTACAGGAGTGAGCACGTCCGGGCTGGTGGTAAGCAACTCAATCGATCAGTATGGGCCGATCATAGGCGCGGCGACTGACGGCGCTACTTACCCATACTACATAAAGTATGTCGATGTTGCTGACGGGGCTGATTACGAGACAGGACAAGGCACCTGGGATGCTGGCACGGCTACGCTGACCAGCACTAGCGTATCGACCAGCTCCAATGGTGGGAACGCGGTGAATTGGGGGCCAGGGCAGAAGGCTGTTTTTATCACTGCCGACTCTGCTTTGTCCACCGATATGGAGCAAATGGTCAACGGAGCGACCAAGCTTTACTTGACGACAGCACAAGCCGCCAATATTGCGGCGAGCAAGACGAAAACTGACCTGATTACCGTCACCCAAGCGGTTGATCTGGATCAAATGGAAGCCGATATAGCCGCGTTTGCGTCTGGAATGACGTACAAAGGCAACTGGGATGCGTCTGTCGGGACTTTCCCCGGTGGCGGCACGGCTCAAATCGGTGATTTCTACTATGTCAACGTCTCCGGTACGGTTGATGCGGTGTCATTTACCGCAGGCGACAACATTGTTGCCCTGACTAACAACGCAAGCATCTCCACTTTCGCCGGTAACTGGTCAAAGCACGACCAAACGGATGCTGTTCAGTCTGTTGCGGGGCTTGTTGGGACAATTACCGAGGAACAACTGCGGGACGCTATCCACATTGTTGATTTGTGGGATGACAAGCCTGCTGGCGAGCCTATTGTTATCGTATTTACGGGGCAGTCAAACTGTACCGGAACATATCCAGACGCGACATTAACTAACAACGCTCGCGTATTTGATTGGGAGCCTACTACAACCCCGCAGGTGGGGCCGTTTTTGTTCCGCGCTGTCGATGTAGACCGCGCAAGCGGCTATACCGGAGGCGTGTTCACAGGGATGATTGGTGGAGCCAATGCCATTACTCCCGGCACAGCAACGGGCAACATTGGCTATACGTGCGCGGATATTTTGCAGCGCACCACTGGCCGCGATGTATACATGATTACCGTCCATTATTCCGGTGAGCCAATTTCCCGCTGGCTTCCCGGTGGCGCGTGTCAAGTTGAACTATCTACACAAGTAAACGCGGCTTTGGCCGCTGTTCCCTCTGGCCCTGCTGCGCCTGATTTTGTTATCTGGATGCAAGGCGAGAGCAATTTCACCAATACAACCCCAACCGATTACACGGACGACTGGCTTACTGTTAAAGCATCATTTGAAAGCGACTGGGCTGTAGAAAACGTCACGCGCTGGCTGGTTTGCGGTCTGCCAGATATCTATGAGGAAAACAGCGGATATTGGGGCGGGCTTGACCTGGTAATGCAGTCCACTAACGAGTACGTGAATTACGTCAACTCCATAGGCGCTGCGGATATTTTGGACTTTGCGGGGCACTTTACCGGCCCCGGCTTGACCGATATGGGCCAAAGGGCGGCTGGTGTTGTATTGGGCCAGATTCCAGGGCGGCAGCTTTATAACCGCGATGCCTATAACCTCGCATGGCGGCTGGCTGGCGGTGCTTATACCGATGTACCTGACGGGGCTACCGCTATTGGCTTCAAGTTCAACACGCCAAACTACGCTAATGCTGGCGCGAAACTTTTTGAGATTCAGAAAAATGGCACGGCTGTTATGTCCGTTTACCAAAACGGATTAACGCTGATGACTGGCGAGATTATCACGCCGACTTTTTCATCTAACTTTCCGAGTAACTTTGCTGCTTTTACTAACAACATTGGCTTGCAGGCAGGGAAATATATTCTGCAAAACATGGCGAATACCTCAAATGAGGAAGGCTTTACCATTCGCGTAGAAGCGTCAGGCGGGCCGGTTACAGCGACAGGTGCCAAGCCGTTTGTTATCAGTAATGACGGAACTACGGTATTTGGCATTGATAAGGACGGGTACTTAGGCCGCACAACGGTACTTGCGCCGACCACTACCCACGTTGCTACACCACCTGCCACAGTGACGGTAACAGGAACGGAAACGCTGGATTATGTAGCCCCCGTTATTGCCAGCGGGTTAAAACTCACCTCTACATTTGTATTCGATCAAGGGAATGCCGGTGATACTGGTAGCGTAGTCAATATTGCCAATACATTCCGCAATACGGCAGGCGTCACTAATAACTTTAATGGCCCCAACGCCATCAAAACCAGTAATACCTTTTTAGCTGATGGCGCGGATCAGGACTCTATCGCCATTTCGGATATTGTTTCCGCGCCAAATTTTGCAGTGTCCGGTGCGGTTACTTACCAAACAACCTTGTTGTACAACTTTGTTGCGTCAGGCGGCGCTGTACCTTCTAGTACGGAAGTAACGTACAGAAACGGATTCTCGGCTGGCAACATGACCCTAAGCGGTAGCGGTGCAGTTATCGGGCAGGCCGGTTTTTCCTCTGTCATTACGACTGCTGGGGCTACAAATAACACCCATGTTTTGCTCGGCACAGCAGCAGTACCAACCGGACAATACGCTATCTATCAATCGGATACATTGGTTAACCGATGGAATGGCGGCTTTCAAATGCCGTACAGGACGCGCAACGGAAGCCAGACGCTCACCAGCGCAGATTATGTTGTACGTTTTATTACAACGTCCGGCGTTACTTGCACATTCCCCGCGTGTACTTCCAATCCTAAATTGATATTGGTAGTTAGAAACGATACGGGTGGAAATATTACGCTGGCGACAACGGGCGGTGATACGTTCCTCGGCGGTGGCGGCACGACCATGAGCAATGCAACCTCGCGCACCTATCAAAGTGACGGTACTAGCCAATGGGTGATGATTGCCCAGACGACGACCTAATGAGGCTTAACTGATGCCCGGATCGTTCGCAATAGCGACCTACCCCGTAGGGACAGCGGCGACCATATCGGTATCCGCTTCGCCGGAGGTAGTAGTACCCATTACGGTGGGATTGTCCTCCTGCTTTGGGTATACAACTGCGGGGGACATTATCCGCAGGGCGCTGCATCACATTCTGGTAGAGGCTACCGAGTCCACTTTGCAGCCGGATGAGTACGAGAGCGGGTTGGATATTCTCAACTCCTACATGGCGGCGCTGGAGTCTGATGGGGTGCAGCTCGGCTATCAACAGGTCTGCAACATTGCCGATATTGTCAACGTCCCCAACGGGGCTGTAAGGGGTATCGCGGCTAACCTTGCGATTGATCTTGCCCCCCAATTTGGTGGAAGGGTCACGGCTGCGCTGTTGCGTCAAGCGGAGATGGGGCTGAAAACCCTTTACCATTTGGGTGTTCAAGTTGGGGAATCCAACTACGGCGATACTCTCCCGATAGGTGCGGGTAACTACTGGACAGACTTTAGCGCGTTCTACACGAACGGCGTCTATGCGGCGATGACGATAGCGGGCAACCGCAGGACTACTACCCTTACGGTAGCGTCACAAGCGGAAAAGGTGAATGGATTCTGGACGGTTCAGGACTTCCACAGCCTTACGCCTGACATTTCTGGCCGGATCACTAACCGAGGTGAAGGGGTTAGGGAGATCGAGGTCTATGCAGAGTTTAACTTGAAATCCTCCGTGAGCACCTCTGGAGGCGTCATAGCAATAACTAAGAATAACGCTATTGAACTGTACGCGGAGGATATTGCCCTTTCCACTACGCCAGTGAGCGCCCTGTTAACGGGTTCCATTTCGCTAGAGGCCGGGGATTTTGTTGATATCGTTGTTGCGGATACGATAAATGCCAGCAACACGGTTACGTTGATTGACTCTGTTGTAAGACTCGCAGGGTCAGAAAACGCGCTGAGGGGTGTCTGATGCCCCGCACTGTATTGCCAATCGCTAATGGAGCCTACCGGAGTGAGTCACTTCCGCTTTCGGCTCAACAATGTATCAATTGGTATCCTCACATTACGGAGGTGGCGAGTCTTAATCAGGAATCTCTGAGGGGTACGCCTGGACTATCTCAGGTGGTGACTAGTGGCGCGTCCGTCACTGACTCCAGCCGAGGGGAAAAGACGTTCAAAAGCCGTTTATATGTTGTGAATGGGCCGACTTTGTTTAGGGTAAACGCTGACCATACCCTGACCAACTTGGGACAGATTGAGTCCGACTCCCGCGTGACGATGGTCAACAATGACTCTCAACTTCTGATACTGGTTCCCGGTGGCGCTGGTTATATCTTTGAGGACGTTACCGATACTCTGACAGAAATCACAGATGCGGATTTCAGGGCTAACGGCAATCCGCAATACGCTTGTTTTATTGATGGCTACTTTGTATTCACGACTGATGAAAAGAAATTCATTATTTCGGCACTGAATGACGGGCTATCGTACAACGCGCTGGACTTCGGTAGCGCAGAATCCTCCCCTGATGGCACGGTAGTCCCGTTTGTCCAGAATAACCAACTGTTTGTGGGTGGTGAGTTCACGATTGAAGCCTTCCAGAATATCGGCGGGACTGACTTCCCTTTTCAACGTACCGGCTTGTTCTTATCACAAGGCGTATTCGCCCCGTACTCTGTTGTCCAGTCGGGGACGACTGCCCTGTTTATTGGTGGTGGAGAAGATGAATCCCCCGCAGTGTGGGGACTGAGTGGCAACGGTACTCAAAAAGTCAGCACACAGCCTATAGACGACATTCTCTTGAGACTGACCGCAGAGGAACTATCAGCGGTTTTTGCTTGGTCATATGGGCAGGCAGGACATTATTTTATCGGCTTTGCGCTGCCTGATACGTGCATAGTATTTGATACCACTACGGGAAGATGGCATGAACGTCAGTCAAGGGTCGAAAACTTCGACGGAACCATATCCACGATTGGCTACCGTGTAAGGGGCTTTGCTACTGCTTATGGTCGCTTGTATGTCACTGACTCCCAGGATGGTCGAGTCGGCACGGCTGACCTAGACACTTACACAGAATACGGCAACGTGATTGTTAGGACGATTACTACGCAGCCATTCCAAAACAACATGGAGCCGTTTTTCATCCCTTATCTAGAAGCGACGATAGAGAGCGGCGTAGGCAATCCGTCTGCCACTGACCCTCAGATAAGGTTACAGATTTCGCGTGACGGTGGAAAGAATTGGAGCGATGAACGTTCCCGTTCAATGGGCCAAGTGGGTGAGTTTAACCGCAGGGCTGTTTGGCGTAGGAATGGCAGAACATCAAGATTCGACGTTTACCGGCTGATTATGTCTGACCCTGTTAAGCCTGTTTTGATCCAGCTAACCGCGCAGATTGAGGGAATGGACGATGCCGCAGCATAGAATTAGTGGAGGCTCTCTTGCCACAGCTTAATGCCGCCCTCCCTATCGTGAAAGATGACGGGACAATGGAAGCGCCGTTCAGGGATCAAATGAATGTATTGAACAGATACCTGCCTA